ACTTGGAAGATTTGAAATATAATTTCCTACTCTATCCATTGTTGTTAATGGTATAGCACCAGCATTAGTCATAGCACCACCAGCACCTACAGAATTTAATAGGCTAGGTGTGACTTGACTTGCATTAAGCATACCAGCACCTGTAAGGTCACTGCCAGTTCCTGCTAAAATACTAGGACTTGTTAATGCACCAGATGTAGCAGCAGGTAATGCAACAGAACCACCACCTAAACCACCAGCAGTAGAAAGTAATGAGCCACCAATTTCACCTGTAGTTCCTACAGTTCCAGCAGCAGTTCCAGCAGCAGTTCCAGCAGCACTAGCACCACCAGCAGCACCAAATAAACCTCCAGCACCGCCAAGTCCGCCTAAAGTTCCACCTAATAATGCACCTGTAAATGGACTTTTACCCATAGCAGCAGAACCTAAAGCACCGATTCCAGCACCAATAATCATTGGCATACCCATAGTTAAGCTACCTTTCCTACTACATAACAAATTGGTTCTAAAATAGCACGATAAATCATGCCATAAACATCACGTTTTTTGCTTCTTTTTTGTTTCCAGATGTCAGCAGTTCTATGTCTTGCGATATGCTCTAAAACACCCCTTAAAATGCGTTGTAGAGGGTTCTTTTCACCACTCTTATAAGCATAGTTTACTAATGGTTGGAATAGTTTATGGTAACCTTTTTCGTATGCAGGGTCTAAATCTTTAGATTGTGCTAACCAAATAGCTTGACGGAATGAACCAAAGCCATAAGCCTTATTCATTGCTGTGCAAACAATCTTACCACCACCTGATTGTGTAGTTTGTGATACTTGACCTGCAGGTGCACCATAAGCAGCACCAAGAAATGCAGATAGTTTTTGATATGGTAGATTTTGTTGATAGTTAAATCTGTCAATATCAGCTTGTAGAGCAGTTTTTTGATAATCTTCTGCAGTTTTACCTACATTAGCTAACTGTGCAATATCTGCATAATCAGCATTAGCCATAGCAGGAGCACCAGCAGCAGCAGCTTCTTGTCTAGCACGTTCTGCAGCATAGTTGTTATATGCCAATTCACCATATTTATTAGCTAATGTATTAGACATTGTTGTAGCAGCACGATTTTGAATATCAGCAGAAACACCTGAACCATAACGACCAGCCATAGATGCACCACCTTGAGCTTGTTTAATAGCATCATAGTAGTTTTGTTGAGCACCTTGTGCAGCACCTTGCATAGCTTGGTTAAAGTATGGATTGTTTTGTAAGTAGTTACCAGATATAACGTCTGATTGTTGTTGTTGAGCTTGAGTCAATAATGGATTACCTGCTAATGCTCTAGCTTGTTGTGCTTGTAATGCAGCTTGAGTTTGAGCAGATGGACCAATATAAGTTTGACCAGAATAATAAGCAGGTGTATTAGATTGGTAAAGACCTTTAGCTTGTTCAAGACCATATTTAACAAATGGTTTAATAGTAGGGTCAAGCTGTGTAGATGTAGTAGAAGAACCTCCACCACTTGAACCACCACCGTAGAATGTAAATGACTGAACTAAATCTGTTACCCAATTATGTAATTTAAACATTATTTATTTCCTGTAGAAGTATTTGTTGATAATAAGTTAGCATATCTGCCAGCACCTGAAATAGGAACTCCAGCACTTTGCATTGCACCTAATAATGAATTTGGACTATAAAGATAAGCATTAACATCAGGCATTTGGTCTGGTGCAAGATACATAGAATAATCTGGCAATACACCAGCTTTTCCTTCATCTTTATTTTTGTCTTCTTTTACTGGTCTACCTGTTGATACTGTTTCAGTTCTAGCAATAGGTCTTCCAAATGCGTCATAAGTTATTTTTGTTTTTGGTGTAGGTGTAACAGTTGGTGTAACTGCAGCAGGTGTAGTAGGATTAAGATTTACTGGTGTTGTATATGAACCCCAATATGGTGACGTAGGGGTTGTTTGATTAAAATAATTACCTAATGTTGTATTGTAATCATTGCCTTGTTGTATAGCACCTTGATTATATAAATTTTGTAACTGTGCACCCATAATTCTTTCCTTAAAGTTTATATTCCCATGTTGATGGTTTAAATCCTAATTCACGAGCCTTGCGTTCCCATCCACGTCTTTCAGAAGTAAATGTAACTTTAGACTTACCGCCTTGTCTTGCTATTTCTTGTATTTCTTTAGATGCCTGTTCAAACATTGCATCATCATTAATTGTAGACCATGCTGCCCATACATGAAGTGCATTGCCTATAGGTTGCAGAACGACAAAGCCAACTGGTTGTTTGTCAATAATGCCGATAAATAACATAGAACGATTTTCATAGCAGTCACAATAGACATCTTCTACAATCCATTCTGTGTGACCTTTGGAACGAACTAACTCAAGACCATGCTTAACATAGTCCCAATGTTGTCTTAATTGGTCTTTAGAAATATAATGTAAAATCATGCTACGATAAGATATCCGTATGTTTTTCCTGCTGTATTATTTGCAAAATGCGATAAAACTGCACTACCTTTAGTTCTTGACTGAACATAAATATTGTTATTAGATGATGTTGAATTATATGTTAATGTAGCTACTACAGATGCTGTAGATGGTCTTGTTGGACTTGTTCCAGCAGCATAAGTTTTAATTGTTACATCTGTGCTAGTAGTAGACCATACAAGTTCTATATAATCACCAGCAGTTAAGTTTAATAAAAAGTTCCAACCATAAATTGCATGGAATGGGTCAGAAGGGTTCTTTCTAGCTGGCATACCTATAATACCTGTAGAACCTGTAACATCTGTACCATTAATTCTTAACCATATATTTGCATCTTGTGGTGCATTATTTAAATTACTAAACTGACCAGACCATATAAAATTGTAAAGACCAGTATCTCTTACATATATTCTTGATGTAGGACTACCAATATAAACATTATTACTAGCATCTGTAGTATTAAGTGTAATAGGATATGCTGTATTTGCTGCCGCTGCTGTTTGTGTTGTGTAATCACTAAAAGCACCATAAGGAACACTACTTACTACTGCATTAGCTGTAATAGGTGTTAATAATATAATGCTATTATATCCTATACGTTCATCATAAATAGTCGTTGTAGTAGCATTTCCTGTAGCTAAAGTAATTTCACCTGTATTGTTACTTTTACCCTCTACAAGATTATTTACTACTTCAGAAATCTCTCTTGGATTGCCACCGCTAGGGTTTAGCTTACGGTACATATCACGAGCCATTATCTATCGCCTTGTGTTGTAAAGTCTATATCGGTACTTACCATGCTAGTCCATGACCCTGTAGGAGTAATACTTACTCTATGGTAACGACCAGCACTTCTTACAGAACAACGACCTTCATTACTTGCTAATACAGCATCTTTAAATGCTATGTTATCTGCTAATTGTCTACGAGATGAAACTGCAACACTTACAGAGCCATTTTCAACTTGTGCTCTAATAAGAGTCATTACAGAGTTATATCCTTGTTCTATGTCACCAATAGTTATATTGGCAATAGCATTACTACCTGTAAATGTAATAATTTTTGCACCTAAAGTACCTGCAAATAAGAACTTACCACCAGACCAAAGTCTATCGTCTAGTGATGTTGGAACTGTGTCAAGATTGGGATATAGTACAGCAACACCCTCTAAAGAAACACCAGTTGTAGCTACAGGTGCAACATAATCTACACCTGAATATGTTGTAGTATTAACCTTATAAATATTTTCTATTTTAGACCATTTTTTAATAAGCCAATTATAAATAAGCATTGACTTTTTACCAGCATTATTCTGATAGTTCCATACTACAATCTTACGAACTGGGTCTATTGCTGTGCTCATAGTATCAAGTTTATTTAAGTCTGCATCCTTATAGAATGTCTTATCTACTTTATCTAATCCAATAGGTATAATTTCACGACCATCACAAGCATAAAAACCGTCATCAGATAAGAAGTATGAAGTACCTGCATATTGAGCAATAGAGTTTCCTTCTATACAACCTAAACCACGAGATATTGTGTCAAATTGGAAGAAAAATGGTGAGCCAATATATGACATACGAACAATAGCTTTGTTTAAGAATACTAATCCAAATTCACCACCTGTAATACCTGTAATATCACCACCGTCAGCAATGATTTGATAGTCTGATTGTGATGCAGCACCAGAAGTCCATTTTGTTTCATCATTCAAATCTGCCCATTGCAATTTGTTTGGTATTGTATCTACGTTAGCAGCAACCACAAAGTCACGAACAATAGTAATGTATTTAGCAATAGGTGCGTAAGATGAGTAAATATCTACATTGCTTGTAGAGATAGTTCCACTAGCTGCAGTAGTTAAAGTAAATGTAGTAGTTCCTGTAACAGTAATTGTATAAGTTCCGTCTAATGCACCACCAGATTTAAAGTAAAACAAGAATGAATTTCCTGTAGTATATCCATGTGCTGATGAAGTAGTTACAGTTACAGTTGTACCTGTTCTAGTATATGTTGCTGATATGTATGAACCTAAATCTTGAAATGATGTTCCATTCCATGCTTGTATTCTTGAACTATTATTAGTAGCTAAAGTGGTATCACCATATTGAACAAATTGCCAACGTGAAGTTCCACTATATCCACCAGTTCTTGACTTATCTTCAAGGTCTAAACTTGTGCTATTTAACTTGTATAATTTACTTGCACTACCTGCAAATATAGTATCTGTTCCACCAGTTCTTAATGCAAATACGTTATTAAGACTTTCTGATGCAGAGTTAGAATATCCTACAGCCATTGGAAATGGCAAATACCCTACTGTAGACGGAATAACATTACTGACATCTTGCAATGTGTTTACTACAGATGGTTGGTCAGGTAACCATTCTGTAAATGGGTATCTTTGAGTTGGCATTTAGTATCCTATAGAAAACCAATAAACATCTGGAGTTGTACCATTTGTTTCTCTAATACTAAAACCTGTTGTTGAATAACTATCTATTTTAAGGGTATATCTGTCACTAGAACTTGACTCAATCATTGATAGTTGAACATTTAATGGAGCTACAGAATATGCACTTGGAAAAGTAACAGATGTAGTTGAGTTTGCAGTAATGTTTGAAACAAATCCCCATTGGAATTTAAAACCACCCAATGTCATGTAACCATTTCTGTATGTTGTAGCAGTTCCTGTTCCAGTTCCAACGCCTGTAGCCTTAAATGTTACACCTACTGTATTTGCTGATGCACCAATAAGAGTAAAGTCTGTAGTGCCAACTGTAAGAATTGTATAATAAACACCTGTTACAAAAGAACCTGCATTTACTGTTGTAGATGAACCTGAAACTACTTCTGTAGGAATTGATTCCATGCTAAATGTATTTTCTGTAGCAGTACCATTTCCTGTAGCAGCTGTGCTATTTTTAGTAAATACTTCACCAACTGTTCCTAATGATGCACCAATAGAAGTCCAATTAGTTAATGTAGAACCTACAGTTAAAATTGTGTATTCAACACCTTCAACTAAATCTGCAGCATTAACTGTAGAACCAACTTTAGATGTTACTACTTTTCCATTTGTGCTTGGCTTTAATGAATTAAATGCACTTGTTCCATTTCCTACAATAAGAGTATTTTTTGTAAGTGAAGTTACACCTAAACCACCTTTAGATAATGGAAGTGTACCTGTAACATTAGATGTTAAGTTTACATATCTTTGACTAGATGTAATTGCAGTACCAGTATCAGCTACTGGAGTAATAGTTCCAGCAGAGCCTGTATTATATGTGAATGAGTTAGTGCCAGCATCTACAGAAACAATAGGTTTTGAATCATTAACAGCAGTATTTGTATTTGCTGCAACTGTAACTGTGTCACCTACTACAAATCCATGAGTATTTACTGTAGTGATTGTAACAAGAGTGCCTGACCTTCCTACTGTAGCAATCTGTGCTGTAGTTGAATATCCTGTACCACCTTGAGCAATAGATAATGGTGTAGTAAGTCCTGTAATAGATGTAATATCAGAATTAGCACCAGATTTAGCTGCACTTAATGCAGTTCTAGCATCACTAACTGTAGCAGAACCTGTACCACCTGCAGTAACAGGAATAGTGTCACCACTAGCACCTGATTGTAAGTCTTTTACTTGTGCCATTAATGCACGAATAGCGTTGTTGATATTAGCTGGTGAACAACCTTCATCAATGTTAATAGATGCTATGTCTGTATTTAGATTAGCACCTGCACTCGTAGATGAATATTCACTAATTTTTGTCTTTGCCATTTTTTACCCTTGTCTTAACCACGTTTCGTTTCCTGTTACAGCATCTGTCCACTCGTTTGTTCCAGTAGCTGTTTCAGTCCATGTTTCTGAACCACTATTTGTTTCTGTCCATGTATTCGTTCCAACTGATGTTGCAGACCATGTTTCATCACCAGTTGTTGTGTTGTTCCATTCATCACCTACAATGCGACCATTTGCAGATATGTTAGCTAGACATGATACTGCACCTAGTCCATACCATATTGCATTAGGATTACAATTTAATAAAGCAGTAGCATTTACACTAGCATGACCTTCATAAATCACACCACCATTAGCTGATACCGTAGCATTTGCATATATATCTGCTACAGCAGTTCTTACCTTAATTCCATTACAAGTTATTGTTGCATTGCTATTTATAGCACCACTAGCGTTTCTTATTCTATAAGCATTAGCTGTTACATCAGCATAAGCGTTTATAGATGCGTTAGCATAGATTTCACTTGTGGCAAGTGAGCTAAACGGTATTTGCGATAGTGCAGCAAATCCAAACATTAAGCGTCTACTGCACCTTCAAATTCAGGTTTGAGTTTGATAATAGCATATAGAGCAGAACGGTCTGCACCTGCTACATATTCATCACCTGCGATTTGAACTTTGCCTGCTGATAATGGTTGTTTTCCTTCTTCACGAGCTTCTTTATTAGCGTAGCCATAGAATGTTACTTCTGTGCCTTTGCCTTTAAAGTCCTCTTGAACTGCACCGATATTCCAGTATTCAGCGTTAATGCCAAAGTCTGTGGGGATTGATTTAATTAATGCCATTTGTTTTCCTTTTATTTAACACCGTAAATTTTAATTGAACCTGTTGCTGTAAATGTTCTTGTGCTACTTACTCTAAAATAAATAATAGTTGATGATGTTGTTACATCTGTCAATCCACCAACAGCAAAATTAGAACCTCCAGTAGCAATAGTATTATCAAACATACCGCCACCAATAGCACCAGTTGATAAATCTAACAAAGCAGTTCCAGAGCAATTAGTAGGATTCATAAGCCAACCACCACCTGATTGAACATTGGTGCTTGAAATATATTGAGCATTTATACCTGTTCCTGATTGACCAAGAGTATTAAATACAATAAATAATGATTTATAGTTAGTTAGAGTTAAACTTCCTAATGAAACTGAATTTACTGCTGTAGGAGTAATAGTCCCCAATAATGTCATTCCACCAGAACTAGCTTGTATACTTCCATCAGGAAAAGTAGCACCACTTGTGCCATCAATGGTCATTGCCATATTATGCTACTCCGTAAACTAAAATTGAGCCAGCACTAAATGTTGTGCTACTTGTTAATGTAATAGATGTGCTTGAAGTTGTAAGACCAGAATTATTTACATAAAAACTAGCTCCACCTGTAGGACCTGCCATAGATGTAAAATAAGATGTTGTTAAATCAATTATAACTGCTCCATAAATAGGACTTGTAGTTGCATTATTCATACCAAAATTATTTAATCTTAAATTACCTGATGTTGCCATTGTTACGTTATTAACTTGTAATTGAATTTGTTTATAATTAGTAAGAGTTAATCCTGATAGAGATACAGATGAACCTGAAGTAGTTGTAATTGTGCCTAACAACACCATTGATGTAGTTAGCAATGTACCATTTGTAGTAGGCAAAGTAAGTGTAGTAGAACCTGCTACTGCTGGTGCAGATAATGTTACTGAACCACTTGTATCTCCTGCAATAACTACACTACTCATTTGCTTGTCCTTGTAATTTTGCTACTTCTTCATCTGAATAAGGGATAACTGTTATTTCACCTGTAATTGCATCAGTTTGTGCTGTGCATAATCCTAAATCAATTTTTTCTTGGTCTGTCATTATTTAACTCCGTAAATTACTATTGAACCACCTGCTACATAACTGTTTGTAGATGATACTCTCATATAAATGGTTGTTGTTGATGTTGATACGTTACTTAAACCACCAGCAGCAATAGCTGTTGTGCTATTATAAGTAGCATCTGCAGTTGAGCCACCTACAGCACCAGTTCCTAAATCTACTAAAACTATTCCACTAACTGGAACAGTTGATGAGTTAGTTCCCCAGCCACCACCTGTTTGAATATTAGAACTTGATATATAAATTTGTTTTGAGCTAGTTACAGCAACATTATTAATTACAATATATAATGATTTATAACTTGTTAAAGTCAAACTACTTAATGAAATAGAGTTTGCTACTGTTGGTGTAATTGTTCCAAGTAATGTCATAGAACTAGCACTAGGTGTATTAGTAAATGTTACGTTTTGTGAAGCATCTACTTGTAGTGCTGTAACACCATTTGTTTGTAATTGTAAGATACCAGATGTGTCTGCTGTTTGAACTAATCCTGAACTATTACTTGCGTTAATAATGGTCGCCATATTTTATCCTTAAATTACTACCCATCTACTACCACTTGCTATTGTAACAGATACACCTGATGAAACTGTTACTGGACCAGCAGAGTGTGCTGAATATCCTGATGAAACACTTACGTTAGCAGCGACTGTTTGTTTGTTTAAGATGATACCGTTTTCTGCTGATAATGCAGTTCCTTGTGCTCTAACTACACCTGTTCCTTTAGGTGTTAGTGCTAGGTCTATGTTAGTGTCTGAACCTTGAGTTGATAAAACAGGAGTTCCACTTGCACTTGCAGGTGATACTTGTAAATAGTTTGCAGTAGATGATGAGCCTGATATATTAAATAATGTTGCACCTGAACCTAAATTTGCACTAAATATATGTCCTGAACTGCCTTTACTATTATAAGCAAATCCAATATTAGCATCTGAACCTTGTGCAGATAATGTAGGTCTTTGTCCTGTTACATTACCCGTCACCTGCACATAATTAACTGCTGATGCTGTGTGGGAAACTCGTAGTTGTTCTTGTGCTTGATTTGTATAAAATCTAAATGCTCCTGTGCCTTTTGTATTACAAGCAAAATCTATATTCGTATCACTTCCAATAGCATAAAATGATGGTGCATTATTTACAGTTCCACCACTTACTCTCATAGCATTAACTGTTGTATTTCCTATATCAACAGTTCTAAATGCTTCTCCACTAGGTGTATAAAATGAAGTAGTTTGACCTAACCCTCTAACTATTGAAGTTGAACCCACAGTAGCATAAGCCGCCGCACCACTACCACCACCACCACTAAAGGTGATTGTAGGTTGTTCTATGTAACCTGAACCTGCGTTGGATATAGATGCAGTTAAAAACTCATACAACATATTTAAAGTGCAACCTGTCCCTGTTCCACCTGTTGTTGTAGCAGGACTTGATGGCAATACTGTATATTGACCATAATTTGTGTTACTTCTTGTAACTTGAGTAACTACACCACCTGATACACCTGTAACTGTAAATTGTGCCGCTTGAACAAATGTTCCACCTACAACTGTTAATACATCATTAAGTGTATATCCTGTTCCACCATTTGCAGGAGTTACTACTGTTCCTGATTGAGCCGCCATTGTTAGCGATACTGTTGCTTGAACACCACCTGCTGTTGTTGGTGCTGATATTACACATGATGGAATACTTGTATATCCTGTAACTGCCGCCGCTGTTCTCGTAATAGCTGTTACAGTTCCACCATTACTTATATTTACACCACTACTACCTGCGGCTAGGTCTATAGCACCTGTTCCTTTAGGTTGGAAAGCCATAGAGATGTTGGTGTCTGTGCCTGCTACGCTTATAGGAATAGCTTGTGTTGTTGCAGAACCTGTAGTTGTTACATAATTAACAGCACTTGCTGTATGTAAAACTTGATGTTGAATTTGATTACCTGCATTAGTTCTAAATTGTAAAGGATTATTACCTTTTGTTTGAAGAACCATTCCAACCCAAGAATCACTACCTTGTGCAGAAATAACAACATTATTATTTGTAGCACCACCTGTTACTTGAACATAGTTTACGGCAGAAGCTGTGTGAGAAATTCTAAACTGTTCTGCATTTTGTGGTAAAAATGAAAATTGATTTGCGGCAAAATTCATATTAAACCATTGAACAGAAGGATTAATAGCAGTTAATGTTGAATTTGAACCTGATGTTCCTAAATATAAACCACCATTACTAGCTGTTTGATTTGTTGTGCCACGAATTAATAAACCACCACCACTTACATCTAGCTTTTCTGTAGCTGTTGTTGAACCTACTTGAACATTACCACTTGATGTTGCTAAATTAGTTTGTTGTGTAGATGATAATGTTGTAAATTTACCTGTGGAAGCTGTAGTAGCACCGATAGCAGAGTTTTCTATAGTGTAGCCTGATACATAACCTGATGCATCTGTGTATACAGATTTACCTGCAGGATAAGTACAAAATACATCTTTAGTACCTGCACTTAATGATACTTTAGCACCTGTAGATGATGCTAATACGGTATCACGAGATAACGAACCTGCACTAACAGTTCCAATGCATACTTCCCATTCGCTACCGTTTTGGATAGTGTAATAAGTAGTATTAGTGTTACCGATAGCACTAGAAAATGTTTGGTATCCAGTAGAAGCACCTAAAAGCGTAAGCGAACCTGTGCCTGTGGTCGTGCTTGTTTCTTTGACCCTATCCTTTAAGACTAAAGCCATGTTTTACCTTATGCTAAAGTTACTGAAAGTGAACCAGTTGCAATTTTAAAGATGTCGCCAGTAGCAATGTCTTTAGATACGTCTAGTGGTGTATGGTATAAAAGATTACCTGATGAAGATGCATCATAAATACCAATCCAACCTACTGTTCCCCATGAACCTGTAGCTTGTGGAAACTCTACTGCAGCACTATTTGCAGATACACCGTTAGAAGGTGCACCAAAAGTAACTGCTGTTCTAGCGTATGAACCACCTGATACTTCTGTGCCACTACCTGCATCTGTTGGGTCAGATGTAAACAATGCAACGTATGGTGCTGATACTGCTGTGAATGATGTTCCTCTTAATGTCACATTAATAAGTGCATTTTCAAGGTAGTTTGACATTTCTGACATAATTTATCCTTATCGTGTGGCTACTGAAATGACCATTGGTGCTGATGGTTGCTCACCTGCGTCATCTGAAATTGTTAATGAGTTTAGACCTCTATCGTATAACTGTGCCCATGTTGCAATTCTTGCATCATTCATTAAGTAAGGTTCTGCTTCACCTAAAGATGCGTATAGTAATAGGTCTGGACAGTTAGCTAGAAATACATTAGATGAAGTTGTTGAACTTAAATATGTTGGTGCTGCGTAATAAACCATTTTAAGTGTGTATTCTGCGTCTGGAATAGGTGCAAATTGAAACTCTGAACCCATAATTGTATAGTTATTAGGATAACCACCTGTTAATGTTCCAGCTTTAGTGTTTCTAAAGAAATTGCTAGGATTTTGATAAATTAGAGCATGAATTGGGTTAGCTTCTATGTGTAAATCACGCATTTCTAGGAAATCTGTAGGAACTGCGACAGTTGGGTCATTAGCAGTTGTAGTTGTTGTTACAACTTTTAGCATTTGTCTAATGCGTAAATCACGTCTTAATCTATTCTCTGCCATTTGAATGAATAGAGGGATTTGTAACGATAAATCACTTCTAGCAAGATAGTCTGCTACCGTAGTTTGTAAGTCTGTATAGTTTGTTATCATTAAATTCTACCTGCCTTTGTTCTAAAGACTCTGTTATCTGGATTATTGAGCCATGCTTTAAATCTTTTCATATCTAATACTGTAAATCCTCTAGTAATTCCTTCTTTTTCTAGTTGCTCAAAGACTTTTAGAGGTATTCTAGCTACTCTGTTTTGTAAAGCATTGTCATGCCATTTACTATCTGCTGTATTGTATTCTTCTTTATTAGCATCTATAAGACCACCAATTTCTTGTTCTGTAGATATAACTAATTTATCGTCTACATCATGGAATGTAGTTACTGAACCATCATTGTTTCTAATCTTTGCCATATTTATCCTTTTCTGTTTATAGTTCTCGTAAGAAAACCATAAAGAGAAAGCCCTATTTCTAGGGCTAACTCAACTGATTAAGTTAAATCAGAGATAATGCCGTGAGCTGCTTCGTTCTTAACTTCTAATGTATATTCCACTAAAAGTTGAGTGAGTTCAGCGTCACCAGTTTGTGCTAACTCAACAGTTTGGAATGGACGTAGGTAAGCTACTGCAGCCATTTCTGTGTCAAGTAAGAAAGCTGTGTCATCGTTATCGCTGTTTGGAATGAAACGGTCAGGAACGATTTGGATAATACCAAAGTCTGAAACGTATACGTCAGCAGCGTTGATGATTTGAGCTTGTTGATTTGCAGGTACATCTCTGTAACGAGTAGCAATACCTGTAAATGTTGAAGCAACAACCTTTTGAGCTGGTGTTACTAATAACATTGTTGGTGAACCACCGTTTGTAAACGCTGATTGCATAACTGTGTTAAGTTGTGTAGCTGTAAATGCACGGTCTGTACCAGTTACACGAGCTGTTGTACCACCAGAACCAGCAGTTCCGTTAGTACCACCAGAGTAGTTACTATTTAACCATGCTTGTAAACCACCAAGAGTTCTTGCTGTTGTTGAGTTACCAGAAGCAGCAACTTGGTTTGATAAGAGGATTGCTTCCATATCACGTTTGATTTCAGAAGATGCTTTAGCTAATTGGTAAGCCTTTTCAGATTTACGACCAGCTTTGTTTACAGCTTCTAAAGTACCAGAAATCTTCACAGTTTTTTGGGAGATTTGTGTTCTGTTACCAACTCGTGATGTTGGGCTCATTGTAGCGTCAGATGCTGTTGCACCTTCAACTGCAGCATTAGATACGTTTACTGCTGCTAATGAGTCTGTTTGCCATTCGTGGTAAACTGCTGTTGCTTTTGATTTACCAACTGATGACATGAATGGTGTTTCTGTTGGAGAGATATTGTAAATCACATCTGAAAGGTCTTCTCTTTGACCAATAGCTGTATAGGTTTGATATGTTGCCATTTGTAATTACTTCCTTATTCTAAAAATTGTTCAAATAAAGCTGCCGCATCTGCTACTTTCCCAGATGAACGCAACTGTGCTTTTTGTTTGTTTACTCGTTGTGCTTCGCTATCTTTACTACTACCAGAAGTACCTGCTCTCATTAAACGAGGAGCTTCATTTACTTTCTTTGTAATAGCTGGTTTTGATTTCTGAAGTTTGTCATACATCATTGCCTTGTGTAGCGTAAGAACATGACGTGAGTCATATACATTAGAAAGTTCTTCGTCTGTAAATCCTAACGTCTTGCCATAATTACGAATTTCCTTACGGAAGTTATCGCCTTTGGCTGGGTCTGAAAACTCTGGTAGGACTTGTGCTAGTTTAGATGCTTCCTGTGCAACTCTTTCAGACATGGCACGAGCATAGTCAGATTGTTGCTCTTGAGCAATTCTGGCTTGTTCGGCTCTTATAGCTTGGAGTTGTTCTTTCTTTTCAGAAAGTTCAGCAA